TTTAAAATTACAATTAGCAGATGTTAAATCGCTATTGTCTGGATCGTCAGAAACTCCGATAATTCGCAAGTTGGCTGTTGTTGTTGATTGAGTATCCGTCACTTCAGTTTTAGAAACGAAATGTGGAGTTACACCTGCACCAACTGCAACATCAGCGTTTGTAAAAACGTCTGTTTGTTGAGTTGCGCCTGATGCATCCGATTGCACTTCATAAACTTGGTGTGGATCGTCAGTAATGAACGCTTTGATATCAGTAGCTGTGTTTGATCCAGCTAAGTGATTAGCAAAGGTTGGTTTACTTGTTGTAGCGTCAGTGAAAAAAACGCCCTGCATAGAGCCTAAAAGAGCTCCATTATCAGTAGCTGCTGCGATTCCAACTGTTCCCGTATTAATAACTTTCATCAAGTCATTTTGCGAAAAAGCAGATGCACAGGCTGCTACTTCATATTCAGTAGCTGCGTTGTTATCAGGTGACCCTCCAATTTTGCCTAAGGGTTTTAATCCGAAAGCTGCGTCTTGGTTTGCCATATTTATTTTCTCCTTATGTTTACCAAAGGTAAACGGTTAATTTAATTCGTTGGTAAAAATTACTAAAAAATTATTAGTTCTTTTTTGTACCACCGAAGGTTACACGAGTCTGTCGATCATTATTGATCGGCATATCTGGGTGCTGTTCCTTCAGAAGATCATTATCAATCGCTTCATCTTTTTGTTTTGTGAGTTTGTTAAAATACTCCTCACGCGATTTAACAAGTTCTGTCGATATCCTAGCCAGCAATAGGCCGCCAACTCCGATTACTCCCTTGTATTTTCCATCATTGATAGTTGGATAGTCTGTATCAGGATATTCATCAGCTCTTACTAACTCATAACCTGATCTTAGTTTACCGGCCATGTTTTTTGTATCATCAAAACCCATAGTCTCGGATCTTATCCATCTATGATGAAACCCGTCTGGTGCAGGGGGTGCATCTAAAGATGAGGGTGGAGTCCAAACAGTTTTTTTAGCTGTCTTAGCTCTTGTTTGACTCGCACGGGAAGTTTTTATTTTATCATTTATCATATGCTTATGCCTCCTTCGTGATTTTTAATTGTTTCGCATATTCTTCTAGTGGCACTCCTAATTTTTTAGCAATTGCTACTTGAGATGAAGTGAGTCTCACTGTGTTGCGACTTGGTTTTACACTCCGCGTAGCAGATGCTACAGTTTGAGTAGGTTTAGTCGTTTCCTTTGTTTCAGTCTTATCAAACTTATGTGGGAAGTCAAGTCTCATTCTACGATCCACTTCAGCGTAATATTCATCTGTATTTGGATCAAAACCTTCCTCTTTTGTTAACTTTTCGTGTAAATCAAAAGCAGTGTAAGTCATTGCGTTGTCTGCTCCAAACCATGGATTTTTTTCAGCCCATGCTTCTGCTTTTGGATCAACTGGAGCTTTTTTCACTACTTCATCTAGTGTTGGTTTTTTATCTGCTGTTTCTTTTGCTTGTTGGTATCTACTTTTTAAAGTATTAACTTTAGATTCTTCAACACCAATTCTAGCTATTTCTTTTTGTGCCTCAACTTCTGCATTAATATCTCCAGCTTCTCTTGCTCTTAAAAGTTGTGCTTTAGCGGCTTCAAGACCAGTTTTTAGTTTACCTTCCATAGCGTTTACATAACCTGGTTCTAACTTCGCTAGTTTTTCTTTTAACTTATCTAGTTCAGTTTGACCACCTTTTGCAAACTCTAAGGCAGCTTCTCTTTGTCTTTCTGCTTCACGCCATTTTTTAGTTAATTTAGCAATTCTTTTTTTAACGCCTTCGCTATATTGTTCTAGTTCTTCTTCTTTTTTAGTTTCTTGTTTCTCGTTACTTGTTTCTTGTTTTTTTTCTTCAACCACTGGTTGCTCTTCAGGTTTAGAAACTTCTTCTTTAGGTGTTTCTGTTTCCTCTACAACTTTAGTTTCTTCTTCTACTTGTTTTACTTTTTCGTCTTCTAATTGAACGTCTACATCAGGACCTGATGTATCTATATCAACTAGATCTTGTTTTTCTTCTTCGGGCATAGTTATCTCCTTCTATGTTATATATTATGCAGCACGGATTCTGGATTTTCTATTGTACCCAAAACCTCGTCATCATTTAACAAACGGACTTCTCCGCCTTCTATAGGTAATCTAGACCCTGCATAACGAGCAAAGATTACCCAGTCTCCTTTTTTGCACCAAGCACCTGTAGGAAATTTTTCCTTATCGTAGTATGCTAATGGTCCAACTTTTAAAACGTAACCACAATTTGTGGCAATACGTAATTTTTCTAAAGACTCTTGTGCAATAATTATTCCACCTTTGGTTTTTTCTTTTGGTGTAAATGGTAACACAAGTAGTCGCCAGCCACTAGGTTCGGGCAGCTGTTCTTTTTGTTTTTTAATATTTTCTGGATTTAAAGGTTCTGGTTCACCTTTAGATTCTTCTTTATATTTTTCAGAAAGTGCGTTCCTATGTTTAGGAACTTCCTTTTCCGATGTCGATAACGTTTCCTTGTTCATCTTTTTGCTCCTTTTCTTCTAG